CGCCACCACCGCTCCGCCTTTTGCCGGGCATACCCGGTATGTTCCAGACACACCCATTCACTGGCCACACGCAAGAATCCCGAGAAGTAATCGACTCTGAGCGTGGGAATGCCGGACTTGCCGACATGGCGGGAATAGGCCACTCGACTGACGTCGTAGCGGACCGGCGGGGGGATGGGGCTGATGCCAGCGATGATGGCGCTCTTGCCGGACTGGGGGGGTTCAGCCGGTGGCTTTTCCGCGCTCTCAAATTCATAGCCGCATTCCGGGCAGACTTGGGCGAAGATGCTGATTTCCGCTTCGCAACCCGGACAGGTTTTAGTCGGCTCGCGTTTTTTCGGGGCCGGGCCTTTGAGTTGCAGCCGGTCAATCGGGCCGTGCCGGTCCACGTTGCCGCAAAAGTCCAGCACCAGGCAGCCGCGCTTGCGCTCGCCTTCCATGGCGCATTTGGTCTCGGTCGGGCGCATCCCGCGTCCGCACATCTGCGTCCACAGCACCGGGCTGATCGTGGGTCGGGCAATGATCAGGCAGTCCGTCACTGGGGCATCAAAGCCGGTGGTCAGGACGCCCACAGAGACCAGTGCGGTCAATCGTCCGGCTTTGAAATCGCTGATGAACTGCGCCCGGTCCCGGTCGCTGGTATCCCCGGCCACCACGGCGGCGCTGATTCCGCGCGCCATGAGATTGGCGGCGGTTTTGTGCGCGGCTTCGACCCCGGCACAGAACACCAACCAGTGCTGGCGATCATCGGCCTGGGCCAGCGGGATGGCTTCATCGAGGATGGCGGCAATCACCTCATCCCGCTCCATCAGCGCATTCAACTGGCCGGCTTTGTAATCGCCGTTTTCAATGCGGATGTCTTTGAGGTTGACCCGGTAGTCGGTCGGCTGGGGCCACAACGCGGCGAGGTAGTCCTGACGAATCAGTGGGACCAGCGCGGCAGTCAGGTCATAGGCAATGTCGGTGAACAGCCGGTCATCGCCCACGGTCAGCGACTGGTAGCCACCGGTCATGGCCTTCGTGCCGGGGATGTGGCGATACGGGGTGGCGGTCAGGCCAATCAGCCGCAAGTGCGGATTCAGCCGGGTGAGCGCGGCAATGAAGCGCCGATAGGTGCCGTCCGTCTGCAACGGGACCCGGTGGCATTCATCAATGAAGACCAACTCGACCGGGCGGGCTTCGCTGGATAACGCCTTGGCTTTGTTCCAGACGCTTTGAATCCCGCAGAACAGAATCGGCGCGTCGGTGTTGTTCTGTTTCAGCCCGGCGCTGTACACCCCGACCGGAGCCATCGGCCAGACCCGCAACAGCTTGTCGAGGTTCTGTTGAATCAGCTCCTTGACGTGGGTCGCCATGAGGACGCGGGTGGTTGGGTAGTCGGTCAAAATCCGCTGAATCAGCGCGGCAATGACTACGCTTTTTCCGGTCCCGGTGGGCATCACAATCAGCGGATTGCCGGGGTTGCCGCTGTTGAAATAGGCAAACAGCGCGTTCACGGCGTCGGACTGGTAGGGGCGGAGGATCATGCGACCTCCCGATACATCTCAAACTCTTGTCCCCACCGATCCGCCATCGCGGCAGCAATGCCGGGATAGGTGCGCGACCGTTCGCGCCAGCGATCCGGGCCGGGCGGCATCTTGTGAATGCGCTGTTCCCTTCCAGAAACAATCTGCGTCGGAATCAGTAGCGGCAGGTTTTTAAGCCATAGGCACGTTGCTTTGGTTTCGCCATGCCCATACTGATACGGCTGGATTACCTGATCGGGTTTCCGAATCCGACTGCTGATAATCGAAATGGGATTCTCAATCGCAATCTTCGGAATCGGCGCATTCATCAGTAGCCGCACGAAATCCAGCGCGGCTTGTTGGCGGCCATCAGCAGCTTTCTCGGTAAAGTGCCGAGCGCCAGAAACAGCTAAATGGGTACAGGGCGGATGACCGATGAGCAAGTCCCAGTCCCTATCCAGCACATCCCGAATGTCGCCCTGATAATGCGGGCCGGGCTTTTCAGTCGGTAGCAGATCGCAACTCATCGCGTCGTGACCATGGGCGATGAACTCATCACGGACGGTTCCGCTGAACTCACAGGCGATTAAGACTTTCATTCCGCCAATCCCATAAACGCCGCGTCAACTTGTTCAATCACCGCCCGCAGTGCCTGACAGCGCCGGTCGTCACCTTCCCAAAATCCAGATAGTTTTCTGACGGCTTGAGTCAGCTTTCCCCAGTCGTCTTCGTCCAAATCGCCGTCAACCAGCGAACTCGGATTGACGTCCATCTCTATAGCGAGCGCGGCGCGGACTTCATCCTCAATCGGCGGTTCTAATTCCCCCGAATTCGAGGGAATTGACCGCGCCAGCCACTCCCGTGATTTCAGGCCGCTAATCCCGTTCTCAATCGGGTTGCCGTCTTTGCGCCGGAAGGTAATCACGCCGGTTTTGGGATTGGCGTTGACAGGTTCCGCGTGATTGGCCATCAGGTCCGGGTGGTAGGCGTGGTGGTCGCAACCGGCCTGGTCGCCGTTGATCGCGGGCTGATTCAGTTCGCAGGTCCACGGTTGCGCTTCATTCATTCGGGCGGTGGAGTGGGCGCACGTCCGGCAATTCACGGCGGGCAGGGCGGTACCGTGGCACAGGGCGCTGTAATCGCACCATTTGCACAGATAGAAGGATGGATCGTCGCGCATCTTCAATGGCGGGCGCTCGGCGGTAATGATGGTTTCGGCTTTCTTGAGCAACGCCTTGGCGTCGGTGGCGCGGTAATCCGTCCGGCATGAAACGATGGCGCGGTTGCCGGGGGTGGCGACGGTCAGGTAGTGGCGGGTCAGTTCGAGTTGCTGCATATAGATTTGCGCCTGGGCGTAGTAGATTTCATCCCAGTGCAGCAGCGCGGCTTTCTCGCCGTGTTGCGCGATTAACTTGGATAATTTGTTGAATTTGGTTTCGTTACAGACCTTCATCTCCCAGACGTGCGGCGTTTTCGGCGCTTGGTAGAGTCCCTGAATAACGCCGTCGAGGTGGCCACGGAAATGGCCTGCGAGGTCTTGAAAGCCGATCTGCTGTTCCGGGCTTTCCGGATCCATCGTCCAGAGTTGAATGCCGGGGATGGAGCGTAGCCAATCAGCCATGACCTTCTCGCCCCGGTGGCCGTCATGGATGGCGCGGTAGCTGCTGGCAGGGAAGGTGCGGGGCATGGCCTGGCGAAATCCGTACCAGACTTTGCGGGTACAGGGATCGCCGATTATGGACGCGCCCAGGTACGGGCGCGGCGTGTCGGTACCGGACGCCTGCGAGTGCAGGACGTCCAGCGCCGCCAAGGTCGGGTCACTACTGAAAGTGAGTGCGGCCATGGCGGGTCGGCTTAGAACGACAGATCTTCGTCGAGGTCATCCGCGACGACCGGAGCCGCATCAGATTTCCCCCAAGGCTTCCCGGCGACCGCAGCAGGCGGCGGAACCGGCGGCGCGGCGGGTGCTGAGGTTGCGGCAGCCCGGGGCGGTTGCGCCGGACGATTCGCTGCGGTTGCGGCATGGGCAGGGGTGCGGAAGGCAGCGGCGGGGGAGGGTTTTGCGCCAGACAGAGATTCCCATTTCTTGATCTGATTCTTTTCTGGCCATTGCCCGCCCTTGCCGTCGTCTTGCGCGGCGAGGTAGGCGACTTTGATGATGACCGGGCAGTCGTGCAGCTCCGCGCTGTCGCTGACCTGCATCTTGCCGGTAGCCCGACAGATCGCGCTCAGTTCGCGCTGGGCAATGTCCTGCGCCTTGGCGCTGCTCGACATGATGTTGAGGTTGTGCCAGAGGAAACGCCCGTTGTGGTGGCCTTCAACCACTTGCAGGGTCAGGGCCAGATACTGGTCGCCGGACTTGGCGGTTTTCCATTCTGAGGCGGTGATCATGGCGGTGTAATCGCCAGCGGGCAGGGCGCTGAAATCAGCGGGTTCGACGGTGTTGGCATCAAAGGACATTCCGAGATAGGCCATGAGAGTTCTCCGGGTTCAGGATTCAGGGATTAGGGATTAGGGATTAGGGATTAGGGGACGGGTTAAAACGGAACCGGCATCGCCGCAACAAAGGCTTGCCAGTCCAGGGGCAGGGTGTCGGGGAGGGAGTAGCGATTCTTGGCCAGATAGGCGGGCTTTTCGCCGGTGTGCAGCAGCCGTTCGCCGCTGCCCACGGCTTTCTTGACGGTCTTTTGCGCGGTCACGGCTTCGCTTTTGACGAAGGCTTTGAAGTTGGCGAACAGCACGGCATCCGCCCACTCTTGAACCAGGGCGCTGGCGCGATTCACCAGCTTGGGTTGGAATCTTTCCCACGAATCGGAATCGGGCGGGTCGTAGCGCTTGATTTCGCAATGCCCAATCAGGATGACGGTCATGCCCTTGCCGCGCAGGGCGTTGAACCAGTCGAGAATCAGCCGCCATTGCTCGGCAATCAGCAGCATGTCCTTGCCATAGGCGAGGTCTTTATCGCTGTGGGTCGCCCGGATTTCCTTGGCGATCAGGTTGTCCAGCCAGTCGGCTGAATCGAGAATCACGGTTCTGAACTCGTGACTCTCGTTGTAGAGGGTCGCCAAGGCTTCAAACACCTCGGCGGTCGTGGTGGCCAGCGGGAAAGCCGGGGTTTCCAGCATGCCCAGACCGTCCTCGGTCTGGATGATGATCGGAGCCGGGGCGCTGGCGGCGAAGGTGGTTTTGCCCACGCCGTGCGGGCCAAACACCAGCAGGCGCGGCGGTTGACTGCGGGGTCCCGCAGTAATGGATTGCAGATCAAAAGCCATTTCGTTACTCCTTAGTCGGTTTCACGGATACTGATAACGCGCCAGGCGTGGTGGTCAGGCATTGCGCGACGATCAGGTAAGTTCTGGGGTCATTCGCCTGTAGCCACTTGACGCCCTTCTCATCGAGCGCGGGCTTCATTTCCACCGGCCACAAATCAGCCGGGATTGAGCCTTTCACCTTGTCCCATTCCACCCAATCCATCTTGCGATTCATTGGGATTTTCACCGTGACTTTCCAGTCGTCTCCGGCGTCATAGGTCTTCTGGCCTTCGCTGGTGTGGCCGGTCAGGGCGGCGATCTGTGCGGCAAGGTCACGGCGATAGCTGATGGCCGTGTCTTCAGCCACGTTGGCAGCGGCATAGCGGGCCGCCAGTTCAGCCAGTTTGGAAGCGGCGCTCATAACACGCTCCCGACCGCCACACCGGCAATAAAGGTCATTAGTCCGCCCATGATCAGAGCCACGATCCGCGCGGTGGTGATCGTGGCGGCGTCGATAAAATGCACGGCGGGCGCATCCGGGGCGGTCGCCGGGGTCTGAACGCCCCGCGTGTCAGCGGAGATACGGGTGGCCATAGGGCGGGTCGCGTCAACCAGTTCGCGGGTCCGGTCAGCCGCGTTCAGAGCAGATTCCAGCGATTCCCGGCGGCGCTGTGCGGCGAGTTCGAGAGCGCTGTCGCGGTCGGCGTCGCGGTCGGTGCGTCGCTGAATCTGGGCGTGAGCGATGTCAGGGTTCAGCGTCGGTTGACGCTTGAGGTGGTTGGCGTGGGTCATTGGGAGGTCTCCAGTTCGTCAATGCTGGCGAGGGGGTCGATCAATGCCGCCTCCCGTTCATCGCTGATTTGCACCAGCGCACGGTCGACGTCGGCGTTCCTGTACAGAGGTTTGCCGGGTAGGGCATTAATGGGCTTTGGAAAGTTGGGGTGGCGACTCAGACGATCAAAGGTGGTCGTGCTGAATCCCAGACGGGCGGACTGTTCAGCACGTCCGCCGTATTCAGGGGAAGGGGTAGTTTTAGTCATGGGCGGGGGGTCTCCGGTAAACGATCAAGGAACCCCAGGGCGGCAAGATGCGTGGCGATCAAGGGGTTGTCGGTGGCGACAGCGAACTGCTGCCGCATGAATTCGCGCTGGCTCATATCCAGGCGCGGCAAGGTCGGGGGAACGTGAATCGGGTTCCCCCGGCGGTCGTGGATCGTGACGGTCATTTCCGATCTCCCGGTTGAATCAGAAACACCCATGCGCTACGGGCTTCTGAGTAGAAGAAGGGGATCCGGATCCGGGCGCGGTCGGTGTCGTCATAGGCCACGACTTCCGTACTGAATGCGCCGAATCCGGTCTCCCGGTAGCTGGCGTAGCCGAACCGGTGCGCGAGGGCGGTACGCACATCGCCGGGTTCGGTGGTGGGGCGCTGAATGAAGCGATGCAGGTTCATGCGGCCACTCCCGCTTGCAGGTGCCGGATGCGCTGCTCAGCTTCCCGCTTGGCGCTGACTTTGGTGCGGCATTCGCCGCCCGCCAGCAATTCGTGCGGGTGATCGCGATAAATCTGATAGGCGTACCAGGCGGGCTTCATCGAAGTGCGCCAGATGTTGATGCGAAACTCGGGGCGGGACGTGTCACGGGTCATGGCGATCACCGGGGTAGCAACAGGCCGTCAATGCGGCTGGAAAAAGGGATTTCGTAGCG